CGATCGTATAAGTTGTCTTCAACTGCTTCTTCGGTAAGAGCAAACGCGAGAGCTACTGTCTCGTGTGTGTATCTTGCCGTGTAACCTTCACTTGCCGTATCATAATTGACACCTTGGCCTTCTGTCTTAACTTCAGCATTACCGAAACCAACGATTAGCACTTCTTCTTCAAAAGCTCTGTCCGAAGACTCAGTTTCAAAGATTTCAGCATGTTCGTTTTCGTAGCGGTCATACTCCATTCCAAACAAAGCATTTAGCCCTGGTTCTAGCTCTTTAGCTAGTTGTGATCGATTAATCGCCATTACTAAACTCCTGCGGTTTGAGCGTAAAAGTGCTCGTTAATTTTAACAATCATGTTGACGTTTGTAGAAAGGCTTCCTGTTCCTAGAGCGTTATTCTCTGGATCATTGGAAAAACCAACAATTCTACACTAAGCTGTACCTGTAGCCATAGTGCCACTAAGATCTACATTAGATCTACCAGTGGTTGTACTACCAGCAGCGTAAACAATGTCAGCGTTTAAACCAACAACTGTTTGTACCACACTACCCGTAGCAGCACTTTGGACTTCAAATAAAGCATTAGGATCGTCAACTACGAAAGCAACTGCGTCTGATGTAACAGTACCATTAGGGAAGTAAGGTGAAAATTGCACCTCTCCCGCTGAATCAGTGTACTGACATCCCTGAAAGACTCCTAGTAATAAATCGCCAGCAGCAGCGACAGCTATGCCGCCTGTGTTAACCATTTTTACTGGGTCGCCTGTAAAGATACTTCCGGTCGTACCTGAAAGAATTCTATACTCAGTAGTACCAGTGCTGTTAGCACCGCTTCCAAGTTTTCCTACAGGTCTTAAACCGAATTTAGCATTTGTATTTGCCATAATAGTTTCCTAGTTAATGTTTATTATAGAGGTAGTAATTAATTACTTCCTCCTCCAAAAGTAACCTTTGATGACATTTTACTTGAAATTGGCATCGCAGGATTCTCTTCACGCATTAGGTCGTTCTCTACAGCAGTCATTTGGTTTTGAGTTTGTTGTTCAAAAAATTCATTTCTTTGATCTGCGATTTCTTTATCAATTTTGCACAGTATCAACCCACCCACACCTATAACTCCAGCATGCCGACCATCATCGACTGTAGGCAAATCATGATAACCTTGAATTTCTTCAGGCTTAACCGGGACGAATCCTTCACGAAATCTTTTTGAAACATTCGTTTTGTCATCTTGTCCTAGTACAGATTCTCTAACCCAATGATATTTGATACCTTGAGATTCAGCTTGTTGTATAACTTCATCTGGCAGTTCTAAAGCAGAAGGCATTCTCCAGACTTTTGGTCTTTCGTCCTTTGCTCTAGTTTCAGAACTTCTTGAAGTCCTGACATCTTCATCTTGAACTATTGTTTCTGTTTCTTTATTTTTTGTCATGATCTTTCTAACCTCGCTTTTTGTATTGCGTAATCTTTAAATGACACTCCAAGCTTTTTAGCTAATGCTTGTTCGCTCGGTGTCAACTCGATACGATTTTGTTTGCGTCCTGTCGATGTATTGCGTGTTGCTGAAGCGACTGTCTGGACGGGTTTTTTGTCCGCTTCCACGTTAAATTTATGAGGCAACTCTTGTCGCACTCTGTTATTTAATTCACTATAGTACTCATCAGACTCAAGGTCAAACCCTTCATTCTCTAATTGATTATGAACTGCAAAGGCAACTGAAGTTGCAACCTGGTCTTTTCCAAACCAAGTATTCTTTTGTGCCCACTCTCTAGCTCTGTCTGATGGATCTTCATACTCCTGAACTGGTTGTTGTTGTTCAAGATAATCTGGTTGATTTTTAACTTGTTCGTTATAGGCTGCTTCTTGTTCTTCATATCTTTTCTGGTCTTGCCTATATTGTTCAAGTCTAGCTTTGTCTGAGGTAGCCATTGTTAAAGCCTCAGTAGCTGTAGCTATTGCTTCAGGATCCTGGGACTCAGTGGCTTGTTTTAAGGCTTGTCTTGCCAAAGTTATTTGAGATTCAACACGATTCGTAAATTCATCTCCATAACTATTTTGAAAAGACTTTTGAGATTGCCTTAATTGGTCATTCTGATCTTTTAACTCTTTAGCATATTGAACGGCCATCAACTCTCTTCTTTGGAACTCTTTGGCTTGTGCTACTGCTTTGTTGATTCTGTTTTGTGCAAGAGATGCTCTTTTCTCTATATCTGATTGATCTTTAGCTTTCTCTTCGACTTGAGGAGAAACTTCAAAGTCTTCTTTGATTTCATCCTCAGTTACAGGGGTAACTTCTTTGTTTTGATCTAAATCAATGTTTACAGATTCTTCTTGAACCTCATCCTCTACTCTTCTGTGTTCAGGTACTGCGGCTTTTTCTATTTTTTCATCTGTAATTTCTACATCGATGGTTTCTAATTCTTCCATATTTTGTGCTTCTTCTGCCATTATTTGCTCCTATAAAGATTTAATATCGTCCGGGTTTAAGATGGTTGCTATCACTTCATCATCATTAATGATTCTAACTTCGTGATCGTCTTCCAATCTGAATCTAGTTCCAGCGTATCTACCTATCAGTATCCAGTCTCCTTTTTTACACCAAGGGTCGTCACCAAATTTATTTTGGTTTTGATAAGCTAAGGGTCCAATCTTTAACACGTAGCAAATGACTGTAGACAAAGCTTCTCTGTCTACTGTTTCTTTTACTAATTGAATTCCAGCTTCTGTAACTCCTTTTCCCTTGTAAGGTAGAACTAGCAAACGCCATCCTGATGGGTTTGGCATTCTGTCTAGTAGGGATTTATTTAGTAGTTCTGGATTAAGAACTCTTTCTTCTTGTGTTACAAAAGCTTTGTCTAGTTCTGAAGATTCTTCTAGATCGTCTTTTGCAATGTTTTCTTTATATTCTTCAAATTTTGTTTTTGCGACTTTTTCATTCATCGATTTTATCCATATGCAGCGTTTCTCTTAAATCTTCTCTGAGAGAGCGAATCGCTGATAACTCCCCCATTAGGTATTTGTAATCCTCCATGGATTTTATATTGCCACTCGCAATTATGTCAACTGCGTTCTGTTCTCTTTGGTCTAAAGTCTTAAAAAAATATTCTGCTAAATTTACAGCGTCCATTGGCTCTCTCCTGCCTATATTGGTTTATCTTTCTCTAGGATTTACTCGCATGATTGGTCTTGTTAAGCTTGGTCTACCGCCAAGCGTTGGAAGTGTTGGAAGTTTTAAAGACGGTAACGATGGCATAGAAGGCATCGGTTGAGGTACAGTTGGAGGAACCACAGGTGCTGGAACTGATGGAATTTTAGGTGTAATACCATACTCCGCTAAACTAGCATTAACAGCTTCCATATCAATGTCAGGTATTTCTACTGTTTGACCACTAGGTAGCGTAACAGGTTTCATAGGCACCGGGGGTGCTACTGGTTCTGAGGCTGGTTTTGCCAAAGATGGTGGCACTGGTAAGTCTTTAAAAATTTCAGATAAATCTGGCATAACTTGAGACTTCGCTTCACCTAAATCTGGTGTCGCTACAGGAGCTGTTACAGCTGGAGCTACAGGAGCGGGTGCTGCTACAGTTGGTGCTGGTGCTGGTGCTGGTGTAGTAACAGGTGTTCTTCTTGGTGTTGGAGTTGTTGCACCACCTGTATCTTCATACTCTAAAAATTTATCTCTAGCTTTATCTGCTTCTTCTTTATTCAAATAAATATAAGGTTTAGCTGAATCAGGAACTCTACTATAACCTTTAGTAGTGCTACCAGATTTACCAGTAGTAGGATCAAAATAGTGAAATGTCATTGAATCAATATATTCTCCGCCTAATGCTCTTCTGCCTAAATCACTATAAGCAAAAGGATCATACTTTGGCTGTGGTGTAGGCTCTGGCATTGGCATAACTGGTAAAGTTTCTATTGGTCCTGGATCAACTGGTAATGTTTCTTTGGGTTGTTCTATCGGCACTCTAGGTGGTGCAGGTTGAGCCATTTCAGGAGGAGGCGTAGGACTAGGCATAGGCATAATCGGTCTTTCATATGGCCTTCTAAAATTATCTCCTATGGGATCTGGTCTTCTGTCAGTAGGCATAAAAGCTTGTTCTGGCTGAACAGGAGCTTGATAGCCTTCAGGTGTAAAGAATGCTGGACCACCAACAACTAAACTAGGTCTAGGTTGCATAGGTTGTGGAGGAGCTGGCATGGGCTGTATACGCTCTACCTCACCAAACTGTTGGTTTTGTAAACGTGGAGCAGCTGTAGAGCCTTGTAGGTTTTTAAAAAACCCCATTAATAGATTCCGCTAAACTTGGTTCCTCTCAAAGCAGCTTTACCACCGCGAGATTTACCTGCTCCATATGGTTTAGGTGCACTACCATTAGCTACATCTTCTGGTCCTGAGTAATTAACAGTACCTTGATCTTTGATAGTAACGCTTGATTTAACGCCTTTTACTTTTTCCATAGTATTACCTTTTAGTTTTAAATCTATTTCTTTTTAGGCCTACCCTTTTTCTTTTTGGGTTTGCTTTCTTTAACAACTTTTGCGAGGACTTTCTCCGCTTCTTTGTCGGCTTCTTTCGCAATTTTCTCGATGTCGATATTTGCATTTTCATTGACGCTCTGTTGATTGGCATTGATTCTTTGCTCCTCTTCTAGCTTCAGTTGTTTTTTATGTAATTCTGCTTGTTCTTTTCTAATTGAACTCATCTGTTACCTCTCATAATATCCATTGCTTTAAATTGTGCAGCTTGATCTATCCTTTCTCTAGCTATATCGTCCTTCATGATAGCAATATCTTTCTGAATAGCCAAACGTTGTTCTGAAAGTTTATTATTCTCCATAGCTTGCATAGCATCAAACTCTTGTTTTTGAATAAACTCTTCACGTTTACGTTGCACGTCATCAGCCTTAATATCTAGTTCTTTTCCTCTCAACTCAACCAAAGGGTCTGGCTGTGGTGGAGGTGGCATAAACATAGCGTTAATTTGTTCTGTTAATTGTGAAACGACTGCTGCTATATCTTTAGCAACGTTCTCTTGCAGTTTCTGTTGATAGCCCATACCTATTTCTGGTGGTAATTGTTGTATCTGTTGGAAAGTTGCTTGGAACTCAGGATCTTGTGCATTCTGTTGATCCACAATTTCAGCAGCTCTAAATGAAATATGCTGATAGATATGTGCTTGTATCAAAGATAACACTACAGGGTTTGCCTGTGCTGTTATCGTTCCATACAAAGACAAGTGACTGTTGATGTGTGCATCGTGATCTTGTCCAGCAAAAGCTTGTGCTGGCATACCAGCTATTAAACTTGCATTCTCATTAGCAGGATCAACAGGTTGTGGTTGCGGTGGTGGAGGCAACAACTGTTCTATGTTTTGCACACCCATAGAAGAATACATTCTTCTGTAAGCCTCGTATATTCCTTGCGGACCGTGAATCTCTGGATTGCTTTGTACTGTTCTCAATAGTTCTTGAGACATCATGACTCTTTGACTCATTGAGAAAGTATTTGGATCTGAAACTGGTAGCACATCAACTCTTTCATCAAAGTCCATCGCCTTGATCATTTGATTGCCATTTGCAGTATTGTAGGGATAAGAAGGCGGTAATGATTCTGAAAATACTTTTGCTAGTATTTCAAACTCTATTCTTTGGCTTGAATGTAATCTTTTGTGGATTGCACTCATTACACGAGTACCACGCTCCAACAAAGCAACTGTTGTACCTACAGGTGCATTTTGATTAGCATCACCTATTTGCATATCAGCGATAGATGCGAAACGCCTACCGCTGTCTACCAAGATCCCTAGGAGAGAGAGTAGGGTTTGACTCGGTTCCTTAAAAGGTAGCGGAACAAAAGCGTCTCGCAAACTACCACCGGGAGCGTCCATATCTCTGAACTCTCCAGGTTGTAGAGGTTGATCATCATTACGTATGCGGATTCCTCTAGCTTTAAATCCAGCAGGTAAATTGGAAAGCGTTCCAGCATCTATAAGCTGACGCAGTATAGATGTTGAAGCTTTTGATAATCCACCAATCATGTGAGTCAAACCGAAGCCATAGAATCCTAGACCTGGTAAAAACTTATAGTGAACAAAATAATTAATCCTTTGTTTCAAAGGATCGTCTTCTCTGTAGTTTCTTCTAACAGATAAAACCTTATCGTTAGCTATAGTTACGATATATGGAAGTTTGATTCCTGTCTCTTCGCCTTGTGCGTTGAGATCTTCAAATCCCGGTATATCTAATTCTGTGTGTATCTCATAGACTTTACAGGTATCGTCATCATTATAACTAGGACTTATACCTTGTATTTGATCTATTTCTTCTTGAATATCATCAGTATCTTCTGCCAACATGTTTCCAGAATCTACGTTTACATCGCTGTAAAAACCCATCTGTTGTAGTTTCTTGATGTCGTTTATGGACATATTGATTACGTGAGTAATCCTAGTAGCACTGTGTAAATCAGTGGCAGCGTAAGGCACAATCAAATCTTCACTTGGTATAAACTTAGATACAGCTCTACCCATGTTTTGATCGTAGTAAATCTTTCTAAAAGCAGACCCAGACAAAGGAAGATAGAACAACATTTGATCCGTTTCAGGATCGTATTCTTTCATGACTTGCATCAACTGATAGTTCATGAACTCTTGCACACGAGAAGCCTGTGCTTCGCTGTCAGGAGTAGTCATGCCCAATACCTGTGTCTTTACTGGTCCTTGAGATGGTAGTAATTCGTTATAGGCTTGCGCTTGGAACTGAGTTACGGATTCTGCTAATAAAGGGTGCATCACGCCTGAAGCACCTTCAAATGGTTGTGCTCTCTCTTCTGTCTTCATGCCTAAGAACTCAAGGCCATCACGATAAGTTTTTTCCCACTCAGAACGAGAGTCTTTATCTGCGTCAACGTTGTCCATCAAATCGTTCTTCAGGACATTAAGTTCAGAATCATCCATCAAATCTGCTAAGTTAGCAGAAAAGTCTGTATCTAACATGGGTTCTGGCATACTGCCAAAAGCAATCGTGCCGTCTTCTAGTTCTTCAAATGAATCAAGTTCAGGATCTTCTTCAGTCACATCGACTTCAATATCCATGGACTTGTTACGATTTCTGACTTGAAGATCTATTTGCTCTTCAGCATCAATTGCTTTATCTATTTCTGCCATTATCTCTCACCTTTTAAAAACGCTCTCCCCTGACCTTTAACAGCTAAACCGCCTTTTCTTTTCTTAACAGGCTTAATGACTTTTAAGGTTGAACCACCATGAACATCATCAAGAGCTTTTTGTATTTCAGGAACATCAGACTTATACGCCTGTTTTCCTTTACGGTATCTTTCCTTTTCTTCCTTAGTAGGCTTAGATTCCTTAATTTCTTTAACAAGTTTCTTTATTAAAGACTTGGCTATTTTTCTAGGCACGATCTACCTTTTGGAATTCATGTAGGCTTTACCTAGCCCTTTGGTAGCCATTCCGCCCGCTTTGAATTTTTTAGGTTTAGAGTTAGCCATACCGCCAGCTTTTTTAGTGGTTGGTTTCTTTTTACGTGTTCTAATGAAATCAATAGCACCTTTATCGCCACCGAACTTCTTATCCTTACCTAAAAGAACTTTCTTAACGCCTTGTCCCAATCTGTTCAACGGACCTCTGGCTTTACCTTTTCTGTTCATGTATTGCTTAAGTTCGTTGGCATCGTAACCTTTTTTCTTAAGATCATCTTTGGTTACAGCAGTGTAGTCTTTTCCTTTGTAGGTAAACTTAGTTCCTTCACCTTTCTTACGAGCTGCTTTGAAAGCTTCTCCAAAAGTTACTTCAGATGCTTTAGATGCTGGTTTTTTCCTACCAGAAAGTAGTCCTGTTCCTAATAGCCCAGCTGCGGGTGCGGCTGCTGCTGCTTTTACAGCTGTAGGTACTTTACCCGGTACTGGAGCTGTCCCTTTGGCTTTTGTTGCTCTTGCACTTTTTCTTTGAGTTGTTACTGCTGTACGTATTTTTGATTGTCTATCTAAAGCTTCGGCTTTCGCTTTATTGGTAGATCCTTTTGGTCTTCCACGTTTTGCAGGTGTTGCTTTTGCTTTAGGTGTTTTTTGAGCACCTACGGTTCCTTTTCGTGGAGCACCGCTGATTACTTGTTTCTGTGGTGCGTTAGGATTGGGTTTAAATTTCTTAGCTGTTTTCTTAGCTGTTTCCTTTGCTACTTTTTTAATGATCTTTCTGGCCATATTGTTACCTCTCAATAATAAACTCGTTCTCTGGGTACAGGCTCATCGTCCTCTTCGTCTGACGCT